ATAACTCGATAATTCCCAGTTTTTGTCGTGTGGTAAATGATAATATAAATTCCATTTACCATGCAAGGAATGTTGTTGGGTAGGAATACTCACTGTATCCATATAGTGATTACGCCCGTATATTATATCGATAAAAATCTTTATACCCTTTTACGGACGCAGGTTAACAATTTCATATTTAGTTTCACTTAATAAAATATATTGATTACTATTCAATGAAAATGTTTCGATATCATTATCAATAATATGAAGTTCGTAATCCATATCAAAATGATAGTTTGCCGGCTGATACTCTAAACAACGTTGAATAAAAAGGGGAGACAAAATTTCATTTTTGGAATAATAAAACTGTTTATCCAAATCAATATAAATTGTTTCGTCCATAAGCGGGTGAGTATATTGGATACTCAAAAACGAAAATTTACAAGGCACCAAAGGAATTTCAATAGCCTTTTCGCCATCCTTGGGTTTCGGATAAATATAATTAACATATTTCTCACCAACCTTCATGGTTACCATTCCTTCCTCCATATTTGCAGTATTAGAAACCATAGAATTTAGTGTTTGGCAACTATCAGTAAAACCGATAACTAAATTTTTGTCTATCGGTTCCTTTATAAAATCATATAAATCCAAATAAGAATATTCTGCCCCAGTAAACATAGATGGATTCTTTTTCATTAAAACTGAAGTGCTTATCCAGTTAGATTTGAATGGCTCGATGCGTTGATTTCGCAGCGTAGCCATACCCATTCGCGCGGAATATACAAAAATATCAACCACGGCCTTAATAAGAGAATTTGAGTTATAGATTTGCTTCGACTTTGCCTTTACAGATTCTACTTGTTTAATTAACCAAAATGCGGATATAACACCATACGAAAAAAGTGTGCTCTTTTGGATATCAGACCAAATTTCATTCTTTTTATTTGTTACAGCTTTTATACCGTTGCTTATGGTAGTTTCAGCACATTCTTGTAAGTTCTTAAAAAAATCAGCCATGTAATATAAACATATAGAACGATTATTTTATATATGTTTTTTTATTGTTTTTGTTTTTTGTTTTTGTTTTTTGTTTTGGTTTTTGGGTTTTGTTTTTGGTTTTTGTTTGTTAAAACGTAACAAAATTACCCAAAAAATCCTCATATTTGGGCGGCAAATACTTGTTCTCTGAAATTGGAATTCTAATGAGTTTTGTGCCATTTCTATTGTAAATATCAGTGCAAGTATTAATATGTTCCTCAATTTTATCTAAGTCCGTAAATTGCTCTTTATTAAATTCCTGGTGCGTAAAGTTCTGGATTTTATTGCGAATAAAATATTTATCACCAAAATAACTGAGGTGCCATCCGCCATTTTCGATTTTGGCACAGCCGCGCGTACGATTAAACATACGAATCTCCTGGAAGTTAATATTTAGTTCAAGGTATTTTTTATAAGATACTGCCTTAGCCAAAAACCACTTCTCAGCCATTTTTGAATTCAAGTTATAATAATAAAAGTCCTGGACAAGCTGTTGGATATCAACCTTTATCTCACCGCGCTTTATGGCCGCTAACATATTTGGGTCAGGGATTTCGTCCAAGTCGGAAACTAATAATACGTCATCTGGCGCAAGCTTCAATTTGTTAATTCCACGCTTAATACAGTTTCGCTGGAAGTTCTCGTTTATCCATTGTTGGTTTTTGCGAACATCCATATTAGGCTGCTTATGTGGGAAGTCGTCGACAATTATATGGATAATTTTTGACGCATATTGCTCATAAAGTTCCTTATAGTCATGGAATGTACATGTTTTTTCAACGCCAGTATGAGTATGTGTCGATTCAACTAAAATAAAATAATCCACATGTTCATCTAAAACCGAAAGCCGATAATTTAACATATCAAGCTCATTATAAAAAATAAAACAATCTACGATTTTCATATATAGATAATATGTGACAATATTTATATAGTTTATGCACAAACATGGGTTATTTGTTTTTCATAGAGATTTTAGAATCTTGGATAATGTGGGTCTTTTACAAGCGGCCAAGGGATGCGAAAAAGTATTTACCTGTTTCATTTTTACGCCCGAACAAGTTGGTCGAGGAAACGATTACAGAAGCGAGAACGCAATACGATTTATGATAGAAAGTTTACAGGATTTGAGCAGCGCAATTTCGCATAGTGGCGGCGAATTAATGTGTTTTTATGGCAGTCAATCCTCAGTTTTAAAAACTCTAATAAAGTCGCTCGATATTGGAGCCGTTTATTTTAATAAAGATTATACACCATATGCAGTTGAGCGCGATTCAGAAACGGCGGAATTATGTAAGAAACTAAATGTCGAATGTCAAATGTTCTCAGATTATTATTTATTTGAACCAGGAACAATTTTGAGCGGCGCAGGAAAGGCGGCATATAAGAAATATACTCCGTTTTATAATGCAGTCGTTCATAAAAAAGTAGATGCACCAAATAACAAAAAGATAGGCAATTTGACTCGAGGACAAGCAAATGTTCACGGAAAAATCAGCTTGACAAGTGCACTTGAACAGTTTACCAAACCTAACGCCAATGTAATGGTTCATGGCGGTAGAACACTTGGAATACAGAGATTAAAAACCGCATTTAGAGAACAAAAAACCTATGATAAACACCGCGATTTTTTTATTGAAAATACCACTGGATTATCGGCACATATTAAATTTGGATGTATTTCTGTTCGCGAAGCATATCATGTGTTCTCAAAAACCAGTCATGGGCTAATTCGAGAACTTTTATGGCGTGAATTTTTCGCACATGTTCTCTATTCTTATCCAGAAGTTGTTGGTAAATCATACCAACCGCGATATCAACATATAAAATGGCATAATAGCGCAGCGATGTTTGAAAAATGGAAAAAGGGCGAAACAGGATTTCCAATTGTCGATGCGTCTATGCGGCAATTAAATGCGACAGGTTATATGCATAATCGAGGGCGTATGACAGTCGCTAGTTTTTTAATTAAGACGCTTTTAATGGATTGGCGATTAGGCGAAAAATATTTCGCTCAGCGACTCACAGATTATGATATTGCATCTAATAATGGTAATTGGCAGGGTATTAGTGGGACCGGCGTTGATATGAAACCATATTTTCGTGATATGAATCCATGGATACAACAGGAGAAATTTGATAATGATTGCGAATTTATTAAGAAATGGGTGCCTGAACTAAGTGATGTTGAACCAGGAGATATTCATAAATGGGACACTATGTGTTTGGATAAGAAATACAAAGATGTAAAATATCCAAAACCAATTGTGGATTATGGAGAACAGAAGGAAAAAATGTTGGCGATGTACACAAAGTAAAAAATTGATTATTTAACAAAAACATTGTTGTTAAATAAAACATCAAACCCACCATGAACACTGCGGACCAGTCAGCATTTTACAAGCGCTTTATTATGGCTTCGTCAGACGAAGATAATGCAGATCGATTGTATAAGGAGGCAACTGAATCGCGTGAAAACTTTAACATAATGATGTCTATTTTTGTTAGACAAAATCGTCTCCACGACCAATTTATTGAACCGATTGTTTTGCCTCCACCTGTTCAACCCTCAGATGCCGTGCAAACGCCAACTCATGTACAAGCACCTGCGCCTGTACAAGCACAACCTGCAGCACAACCTACAGTGCCTGTTCAGGTTGAAACACCATCTGTAAACACTCGCCCACTTTCCCGCCAACAGTTGGAGAATCTCAATGCTATGGAATCAAGAGCACGTCGCCAAGCTATTGATGCACTGGGACTAAATGCGGCTGACCGTAAGTCTTTAGTGAACCGTCTATGGCGCCTAAGACACCCAGACGAGGTTCGCCAAAATTCCCGTCGTTCATATCAGAACCGTCGCAACCTAAACACGTAAAATAAAAAATAATTATATGTCCAACTAATATACAGAATGGAGCAACAAAAGAAAATATGTATTCTAATTATTTTTTCACCAAGCATTCATTATGATAAAATGTTCCCCATATTACATAATTATTATAGCCAATTCAAAAATGTCGTTTTTTATTTTACGCAAATGCGAGAACAAAATTCGCCAATTGAGCTCGATACAGAAAAACGAATGCTATACGTAAATGGACAAGAGGGATTTTTAAGTATTTTAAAAAAATCATTAGAATCGATGAAATATATTTTAAAAGAGCACACCGATGAATTTGATTTTTTAATCCGAACTAATATTTCAACAGTAATAAACATAGAGCTTTTAGCCAAGTTTTTATCAAACATCGCCCCGACAAAATATTATGGTGGCGGGCACGTGCATAAATGCACTTGGGGAAAAGACGTACGGTGTTACGGAGACTACTATTCTCAAGGCACTGGAATCATATTTTCCAAAGACATTATTGAAGATATGTGTGCACACGATGACCGATTTGAACACGATATCATAGACGATGTCTCATTTGGTAGATATGTAAGAAAATATCACGGTGATATATTTGAAAATACTAATAAATATACAAAGCATAATGCTATGCACGTGGGGTGTAACTGTTGTAAAAAACCAAGCCCCGAAGAAATAGAAGAAAAATGCGTATTTTATAGGAATAGGCGCTGGGGAGATAGGCCAAGTGACGTAGTAGCAATAGAACAATTGTGTAAAAAGTTTGCACCGAATAAGATGGTTTGATAATAATATATCGCGTGTATTATTATCAAAAGTTTATATATCTAATGATATAGTGTTTTTGGCCGACCCATTCTTCCTGCGGCTACGCTTAGGCATGTTGCTATTTTGCATATCCCTCAATGAACTAATTGAAATCATGGAATCATCTTCAACAGTCGGCTCTTGGATATTTATAGTGCGGGTTTTTAACCCAGATAGAATATTATCTATATCAGTGGTCTGAGGGCCACGCATTTCGGCGCGACCGCCCTGTTGTGGCGTTGGTGGAATACTAATTGGTCGCACATTACGGTCTACTTGGTTCACGTCTCTAAACGAATTATTTATATCGACACCTTCTTCATAAAACATAGGTCCGCGACTAGCATTTAAGTCGGGTCGGTTTCCGGGTGCCTCGGTATATGTCATTCCAGAACCAGGTCTAGGAGGTGGCGCCTGAGACTTTGTTTCTACCGGCGCTGGCGGAGGAGGACCACGAGGGCGATTATTTTGTTCTTGCATCAAGTTATTTGCCATCGCGAATCCAGGCGACGCTTGGCTCATACTATTAACAGTTGCATTCGTAAACGCCTTCATTAGTTCAGGGCTTTGTTTAATAACATCATTAAATGCGGGCGTAGCACTAGAAAGCGCTTTGTTCGAAAAGTTTAATACAGCTGCACTAAATGCAACACGTAATAACAATGATACTTCAGGCGCTAATTTGCCGCCCTTGTATTTATCATGTAACTCTGCGAAAATCTCCTCATAACTATCGAGGTCCTCGCTCACCTGTTCGCCCCACCCATCTAAATTAAGGTCAAAAGGATTAAACGCGGCATTGGCATATTCCATAGAATTAATAAATGTCATAAACCACCATCCTTGTAACTTTACACTGTCCTTCTTACGTTTATCCTCCATAGCACTCTCATACTCGTCCTCAATTTCATCATAGGGAGAATCTAAGTTAAAATGTGAGTTTTGCTTTGTAAGACCCTTCTCATACCACTCCTCTAATTTTTTAATCATCATACGCTTCTTACGACGACGCTCACGGTCATTCATCTTAGAACTGCTACCGACTCCTCCTCCGCCACTTACTGGGATATCATTCATTTTAGAATAACCATCCCAAGTCTTCGTATTGCCAATGCTTTCACGAGTAGCGTTTCCAAGATTTGAATCATTCGACTCCGGTTCAACATTTAAAGAAACCTTTTTAGCTGAGCCTGAATCTGAACCAAGTCCAAATAAATTAGCAGCAAAACCAGTGAAGGATTTCGTATCACTTGACCCAGATCCAGAACTACCGCTAAATGACGACCCCGCGTTGCCAGTTAATTCATTTAATTCATTCTCTAAACTATCCAATTCGCCTAAATTTAGATTCATTGCACTAGAACTCGACTTTTTCTTATCATTCATAAGAAATTCAATACCGCCCCCAAAATTCACACTAGGCTTTGCTGGAGCATCATTAAAATTCAATGAAACTGGTTCTAAATCATTTAAACCTAGGTCAATAATTTCCATCTATTATGATATTTATACAAGATTTATTTTTAAATCATCCGCATATGTTATTATATTTCGATGTTTGAGATACCATAGACCTTGCAAAAAACAGTCAGCCAAATCATCTTTTTTCTTAGTGTTGAGTGATTCTTTCCATTCCAAGAATGATGGATTATTCTCAATAATTCGAGAACAATATGCTACACCATCGAGTTTATGTTGTTTATAATTAGCATTTACGACAGGTTTTTCATCATTTGGCATTTTTTTTATAGTAGTCATCGTGTTCTCAAGTTTGGGAGCAAATTGTTTTAATTTGTTTGCGGATGATACAAAATCTATAGTTGCACCTTCTTGTGTCATAATAAAATATTGCGCTAACATTCCCTGTATGGTTTTCATACGGTTTGCTATGGGTGAAATTTGGTTTTCAATAACAACATGAGTAATATCATTATGTGTTTCGAGAACCTGGTTCAATGCGACCTTCATATTCTTACCGATTTTTACTAAATCAACATCGCCTGCACCAACTGATTGTTTTTTAATAATTGGTTCATAACATTTTGTCTTAAAAAAGGCATCTAAATGCGCCAATAATTCTGCGCGTTTTAGTTTTTCTGGGTTCTCAACATTTGAAAAAACAAATAGAGAATTGCCAAACTTCAAGAGATCGTCTACCTTCATTTTTTTCAAAGATGCCGTAGACATTTGTTTAGTTGGCACGATATGTGCAGTATTTAGTTTAGCATGTTTTTCACAATAACACGCGTCATTTTTTTGGTACTTTGCAACTTTGCCACAGATTTTTGGCGGTTCCTTGCTCTTTTTGGTTTTGGGTGGTATTAAATGTGAACAAGTTCTCGTAGGTTCTTCTGAATCCATTAAATTGAGAACATTCCAATCCAAAAAAATCAGTCTATTCGTCTCATTTTTAGATAAAATGCAATATGCCATATTTTTAATACCTATATCAAAACTGATAATTTTCATATACACTGTCAATGGGTTATATTTTGCGTAATATAACGATAAAAAAGCTATAAGAATAGTATATCTTATGGAATTGGTATATGTGCCCTATATCAAACTAATAAACCGATTTGATAGAATGGGTGCAAATATATCGTCATATATTTGTCAAATAATTTACGCCCATTATAACAATTATTATATCGATTATGCCTATAAAGAAACAGATAGAGAAACTAGAACAAATTTAAATTATAGCGACTCTATTTTTGTAATGTGTATTGAGAAATATATAAATGAATATAATAAAAATAAAATAAAAACCCATGAAAATATATTAATTGGTGAAATTAATTTTTGGTGCTCAGTTCAAATAACTACAGTAAATTGTATAAAACAAGACCTGGTTTCATATTTTTATAAACATTTACGGAACGATTTTATAAGCATAATAGATGAATTTGCGATATTAAAAAAATATAGTTTGCCATTTAATCCTAAAAAAACCATATTAGTTCATTTAAGATTAGACGACCTAGATTTTAATAATAGAATGGATTACTCGGGACTCATTTCAAGTTATTGTTGGGTAAATAAACTTATTAATAATGACTCTGCAAATGATTTAGAACGCGAATTTAATTATTATGACTCAATCGGACTCGTAAACAATATATTTGTCGGAAATGGAACATATTATCAACAAATAAACGTTCAGTCTCCAATGAAAGACGAAAAAATACAAAAAATCATAAACATATGTAAAACAAAGTATCCAGATGACGAAGTTGTACTTGTAACTTCACCTGTTGGCGTTGTAACTTTGCCATATAGAACCATACGGTCGGATGACCCAAGTCTAGATTTATATTATTTATGTAACTGTGATAAAATTATATTATCTAGAAGCACATTTTCGATTTCCGCATTATATTTATCAAAGGCAAAATGTGTTTGGTTGCCCATTTGGGGACATACGGCATCTATTGGACTTACTACAAAATATGATAAAAATTATAATATTAATTATTTCGAATAATACGGACAATTGATATAGATAAAATTATATATATCAATAATATTAATGAACATAACGACTTTATTAACTAATTGCGTAAAAAAACATATTCCTATCTCATTTTCAAAGTATGGCGACGGTGAATATAATTGCGCCAAAAACGAATACGGTACAAACTGTGATAATGACTCATATAGCAAAAAGTTATCAAACGCATTAAATATATCTTTTAGTTATTTGGCAAACAAAACTGATAATTCCTATATGGGTATGTGGACAGATATTGAAAAGACTTCTTATTGGGAATCACTTAGTTCAAGGCGCGTTAATTGGGCAAAATATGAAACGATTATTATAGATGATAAACACATTGAAAATAAAGAATTATATATAGAGCAGAAAATTAATCTATTTAAAGCAATTAAGGAATCTAAATTAAAAAAAATAATAATTTGCAATCCTCTTTTAGCTCGTGCAAAAATGTTGTTAAACATAGACCATGAAATTTATATTCCATTGAATAATTGGTTTGATACTAATTATATTGAAATTTTAAATTACATATTGACATTATTAAATCCAAATGAATGTCATATTATCATAACCTGTTGCGGAATGTCTGCAAAACCTATGATTTGTGATTTAAAGTATAATTATCCAAATGGAATATACTTAGATTTTGGTCATGCCATAGACCATATATGCACAAAGAAAAATACGAGAGGTTCAAAATATACATATGATGAGATAAAAAGCATATTTAAAGACTTATTGCCCGATGATTGGGAAGACGAAAAATATGAAGAAATATTTCAAATAGCAAACAATTCATTAGGATTACATTTGAAACCTTAGGGGGGGCTATATTAACCCTTTGTAACACTGATACGATTCTATTGATTTAATATAATCAACATACAATTGATTTATAAAGAAAAAACTAATTTGACATTCAATACCACATTCTTTTATATGTTCATACCATAATTCATTTATTTGATTCGTAAGTGTGCTATTTTTTCTTATAATAAAATGCGTCGAATAATGTGTGTTGTTCGTATCAACGAGTCCCTTATCTAGTTGCTTTTGTATATAGTTAAAATATCTATCCTTCTCAATATAATAACGCTCTTGGTGTAGACATTCATTAAATTCATACCAGACGCTAGGTTTCCAATTATTTAATGCGAGATAACCGTGTTTTGCCAAAATCATTACACTTTGTGAGTTTGATAACTCAGTTTCTATTAACTTTTCAACACTATGAGCTTCGATATATAATTTAGAATCGAAATAACAAGTATAATCATAATCATTTAATATTTCATAGTGATTTGGACATGCCTTTAATTCTTTGGAATCCATACTGTTCAAATTATATGATTGTTTTATAGGAATCGCAATGAGAATTCTTTTCCATTTTGTATCTATTAATTTATTATAAGTATTAATATTATTTGTAAAATAGTAACAGTCGTATTTTTCAGAAGGAACCGGCGATATAACATTTGAGACGTTTGAATCATCGCCAAAAAAGCAAGTATAAAAGGCTATTTTTTTTATAGAATCATTTTCCGATATATTGACACTTTCATAGCTATTGTCGCCAGAAATTTGATGGTCTTCGTTATTAAAAAGTTTAACGGCCCCATTATAATAAGAATTTATGCATACTATTGTACACATTTCAAAATTATTACTAAAATTATTTATTTGTATTGGGCCATTAATCGAAAGATACGAAAAATTACAAAATCCATAAGAAATTAAATAGTCAACTACTTTCATAATATTTAAACTGTCGTTATCAAACCATTCAAATTGAATTAATTTTATATTTTTCAATTGTTCTCTGAAGCTATTTAATATATTTAATGTATTAACACAATCATTTATATTTAAAAGTTCAATATTTGTTATGTTATATTTATTCATATATGCGTTTCCATTATGTTCATGAGACAACATAAAGTTATTATATACCGACATTCTGTTCTTTTTGCCAATGTCTTTTAATTTATCCAACAAGTTAATGTTTGGTTCAAAGTAATGAACATCCCCCTCAAATTTACTATATATTGATTCTTCCTTTGACCCGACATCAAAAATGACGTTTAAATCATTTTTAAAATAATTATAAAACATTTCTTTACACTCGTTAGTAAAGTTTGCATTAATATTTATTTTATTTTTTTGTTTTTCATATATCTCTAAATAGTGATTTAAATATATATTGTCGATATAACCCCCATATGCATAATGCACAACAGACATAAATAAACATATTTCGTTTTGTCTATCTAACATTTTAGGTATTACATGGCATAGTCGCCATTCATCATTTGACCCAACACCATTTGAAAACTCTTTATTAATATATTTTAAATCCTCACCTAAAAAAGATACGAAATTAATGGATAGTCTATTTTCATTTGAAAACTTGGATATTTGCTTACACCTGTTTTTTTTCAATATAGCTTTGTGATTGTTTATAAAGTCTCTATGAATTGAATGGAAAAGATGAGGCTCCTCACCATTATTGTTTATTATGTTTGCTGAATACAAAAACGAGTTGCTATTTCTTCTGCCTTCAATAAATTTTTCAAAGCTGTAAGTGTCAATATATGTTATGTCGTCATCTAACTTTACAAATATATAGTCTTTATAAGTTTCATAATTATAATAATCATGTAAGAAATAACTGAATTGTTTTGATGCTACTTGACCAGCCCTTTCAGCATTTTTATAGGGAGAATGCTTTATTTTTATTTTTGGATGAAGGTCACCTAATGTTGAAATAAAATCGCTGTCACTTTTGCTCCAAGAAAAGTCCCATATGTGATACTCGTATACGATTTCTAATTCTAGTAACATTAACATGTATTTTATTTGGATTCTCAAAACACTTTCTCTACCACCTGGACAAAACAATATTACATTATTACAATCATTACGATAAAAATGAGTAATGTTATTAGAAATATATTTGCGATTATAATTATTAATATATTTTGTATTTAAATATAATGCATCGCCCCATCCGTGATTTGAAATATCAGTAGCAACTCTTATAAATCCATGTGTTAATAAAAATGAATCTACATCTCCTATTAATCCGCATCCTTTATAAAGCTCTTTTTCATTAACTTCCAAATATATGGCCTTTGCATAAACAATCGATTTCGTCGCACCTTTTAATGCAAGTAGCTCTGCACCCTGAATATCAAAATTCCAGAAATGACACTGCGATGCATCTAAATTATTCCTTTCGAAAAATGTATCTACGGTGATTGTTTTTTTTTCAATTCTGTCTATCATTTTTACATCAGGATGTTCGATTGAGTGTGTTTCAAATTCTAATACACTAGAAGACTGGCCATTATTTGCAATATTAAATAAAATTGTATCGTCGTCTTTATCAGTTACTACTGCATTATAGACATTTGGAACATTTCGATTTATTAATTCATTAACTTTATAAAACATTGCTTCAATCCAAATTATTTTTTTATCTGATATTTTAAGTCGATTTTGATAAAATGGTAGTTCTTCACATTCATGAGCGCCAATATGAAGGGCGCCGCTTATTTCAATTCCACTTAATAATCGCTCTAATAAATCTAAATCGATTATCATTACAATAATTAAATCGTTTTTATTATATTATTTTAAATTTAAATAATATATTACAGTGCATGAATTTATTGGTTTGCCTGCGCAGAGTTTTTCTCCAATAACTTGTCCTGAGTAATAACAGGTGATATTTTACGGGCCTCTAATTGTTCGCGCGTCAAATACATTGTTTTTAAATCACTTGTAGAGTGACCAAATGGTTTGGTATCATCTAAAACAGATGAATATAAATAGGGCGTGCCTTTAAGGCCATTCGCATTATTAGACTGTATGGATGGGATATCCATATGACGTTTAAAATATCCTACATCATTAGATGCCTCGCGAAAATTATACTCCATAATTTGTTGAGAGTTATGTGTTAAATATTGACGGTATTGCCAATTCGATTTTATGTTATTTGATTCAATAAGCTCTTTATTAATTACTGATTCGGGTTGCCATGAGCCAAATACCGCACGTCCGTCGCTCATTAGAGGTGGGAATTCGGGGTATTTATTATTTGTATTATAACCTAAAGAGGAGCGAGGCAATGTTTCTTTTATTATAGGGTATGCGCTTCTAATGTTTTCTGGCTGATTGGAATACATCTACTATATATATTGCAATCAAATTATTTACGCTAAAAATATTGATTTGTTTATTACTCACTGTCTTCTAATAACTTTAATATATCAGATTTTTTGAGTTTGCTTGCATCGCTACATAGCCCCTTGGTAATAGCAATTGTCTTTAATGCAGACAGCGCCATCTTCTTATACACGTCCTTATTGTTACTGGTAACCGATGTAGAATCTTCGGCATCTTCGACTATGGGTTCAGTAGAGCCCAATTTTTCAACATGAAGCTCGTCAACTTCAATTGGCTCAATGCCGCTATTATTTAATTCATTGTCACCATCGTTGTCAACGTCGCCATTATCACCATCAATTTCCTCAATGTCCATCTTTTCACTAATATTCACGTTGACAATTTTGATGGGTCCTTGTTCAATTTCCTCCTCTTCACTATCCTCTCCTTCATCTTCGCTATCTCCAGTTTCATATTGCGAACCACTTGTTTCAGAATCACTATCGTCTTGGTCACCATTTTCATTATCAGATACTAAAACCTTATTATTACGAGGCTCCATTGAATTATAAAGTTCATCTAATGTAGCTGGAGAAAACCCAAATTGTCTTTGTTGCGCTTGTGCAGCGCGTAACATAGTAAGTTCTTTTACCATATTATTTATAATTTCAAACATAGTATCGCATTTCTGTTCTAGACTGCTCATGCGTTGTTTAAAATGGTAAACTAATAACAATATGAGAACGAACGTAATGCCTAAACTTATAAAGAAGAATGTCTCGATAAAATTAAAAAATCCCATTTTTACTATAAACTTATAAATTATAAGTTATATGCAAACGAATCTCTAAATATGTTTTACTATTATTATCAAAAAAATAGTATGATATAATATATAATAGGACAATGGATAATACATTTCAAGAAGCAGCACCACAAAAAACATCATCCGGTATGTTTAGTGATAAAAATGGTATCATTATGATATTGGTAATAATATTGATTTTCTCTTTTTTAGGCATAAACTTATTAACTATATTTGGCGACTTTGTTCAGCGCCTTGTTACAGTTTTTGCACCCTTTGTATCAAGAGTATTATCAACCTTTGGTTATACAACAGGTACGGTAATTGATAAAACTACTGATGTCGTTACCGATGTTAGTAAAAAAGGTATTGATATAGCTGGCGGAGCAGTCCATTCAGTTGGTGATTTATTTATAAAGGCAAGTGAAGGCGGTAACCCCACCGATTTGGATACAACTATCAACGATTCTAATAAAAAATCCGAAGAAGCTAAACCCGATACTACAACCAACCCAATACAAAACCCTATTGCTACTAGTAAAACCCAATGGTGCTTAGTAGGTGAATATGAGGCTCGTCGTGGATGTATTGAAATAAATGAATCTGATAAATGTTTATCAGGTCAGGTATTCCCTACACAGAAGTTGTGTTTAAATCCTACCTTTACAAATAATATGCAACACTCATTAAAACCTATTCGTGAATAAGTGTTCAATTACCGAAATAATATAAATAATCGCATTTAATATTTATATTATGGAACCTCCCCTAGTATTATACTATTTAGAACTTGAGACTAAAAAAATGTTTATTTATGCATCGAATGCACGGGATGAGCCGCAGGTATTCTTGGAATGTGTTACATTATTTGATTATGTGCGAAAATATCCACCCATCAGAATACTTCATAAAACAGAGGTTGAGGATTCATTTGAAGTAGACTGCTATGTAAAAAAGAATATGAAGATGTTTGGTATTGAGAACATTCGTGGAGGTAGTTATTCAATGGAAATCCTACCTGATTATTTATTAAAAAGTCTAGAACTAGAGTTTTCAAATGATTACGCATCAAAACTTTTAGTACTTGACGAAATTAAACAAAAATGCATCTCTGGTGAAGTAGACCGTACAAATATTAAGAAATCCATAGAAGAATATAACATCATAAAACAAAAACTTCAATCATTACAAACACTTGATGGAGAGATAATAGACCGTTCGTTGTTAGCTGATTTGGAATGGTTATCAGAATGTCTTAATAGTACTATGGTTGAACCAATTCGTTATAATAAAATATTATTAAGACTAAGAGTTTTATATAAGATATTTATTGCGAATTTTGATAAGGCTATTGAAAATCCTGGTTTATTTGAAACTCCTCAACATACTTTTGATGCAATATTTTATCACTTGCATCCAGTTTACGAGACAGATGCAGTCATGAAAGATAAAAAACACTTGCTTGAAAAATTCGAGTATATGGCATATTATATAATTAATAAGATTGATGAATATGAGTTTGACTTGACCACTTATCCAGAGAATATTGAAATATATGGTTTTGTATTTGATTATTACACACCCAAAACTGCACCAGAATAAACGTCTAGAGATTTGCCGGTGTTTATTATACAATTATACGCAACGTCGGTTCCAGAAACTGGGTTTATATTAGAAGCAACACTTTGATTAAAATCACTCGAAAGATTCGCATAAATAACTATATTAGTGTTATTTTTAATACTTGAATTTGTTGTATTTGTTGACGTTATTGCAGATACAAACTCAGTTTTAATATCATAAATAAACCCATTTTCAGTATATAAATTTATATTTCCCAAGTTTAATATACCAGAATATACAAACGCTGAATAATTAAAATTATTAACATAATCTGGCGGGATTAATGTAAGATTTATAGGGGTTTGTAGTGTAGAATAAGAATATGTCGGCGTGCCGTTTACGGTAATAACTTGATTGTCACTATAATAAACTATAGTATTAATTGTAGTAATAGTGATTGTAATATCAAACGGACCACTGGGGGAAATGTTTTGTCCTGTCACGTAGATAGAAAACGGTGTATTAATATTAAATTTTCTTAATGGTAAATTTTCATTATTTTTTATATATAATGACGCAATAGTTGACTGTGCATTTGGATATATTATGACATTATTGACAAAATTCGTCACCCAATTTAACCCATTAGTTACATTTAATATGCCATATGTTCTTTTTTGTATTGCAAAATTATATAGAGGTATTGCCGGGTTGTTCACTAAAACAACAATTGGTCCAGGTACATCACATGCACTAGATAAAGTCGGAAGAGTAATGTCATTGGGACAAAATAGCGTATTCCCCCTATATTTTGCGCGGGATAATTGCGCCCATTTTTCCTTTCTTGTTGGTAAATTAGTTTGACTACTAGAAAGATTACTACTATATTTTAATATTTCGGCCTTTCTTCGCATGTCTAGTTCTGAACTTGTATATGCACGATGTGTAGCAGTGGCAACATATGGCGAATCTTGAAGTTCGGTTCTAGATGGTGGAACATTAAATAACATTTGTTGACGTCGTTGGTAACATAAATTTGTTAAATTCAAAATGTTTGCCATGTATTATATAAATTCTTGGATTTTATATAATAGGTTCATTTATAGTTTCGCAGAATACCAACTATTGGATAAATATGTGTAATTTCCATTGGCTGCGTTACCTACCCCACTTGAACCACTTGTAGTTGTATCAGGGCCATAAGCAACAATACCATTTATTTCAAATACATTCAAGGCGTAGCCATAGTATCTGAGATTTGATACTTTTCCACTAAATCCTCCATTTTGACATATGTTTACGTCATTATAGTTTTGCTTAGGTACGCTGGTCAATACCGTTCGACCCGAAATTACACCATTAATATAAACGTCCATAATCGTATTTTCTAAACGTATTGCAACATGAACCCATTTTCTTAATGGAATATTATCAATAGCTAAAATGGATGTATTATTAATATCATTTGTATCCATAACCACTGTTAAACTATTTGGTTTATAAGTAGGAGTTTTAGCATTGCCTAAATATAGCCCGGGACCATTATTTACCATAGCTATTCCGTCGGGGCCATATTTTGCATCACCTTTATTAAAAATATGTTGAAGAATATTGCTTGTTCCTAAATCGTTAATATTTAACCATACGCACCAGGTAAACTCTAGACCAGTTGACTGATTATTAGAACGAGTTACGGGTATTGAACCGGATTGCCCAGGGTCTTGGCTAATAACCATTCCAAATGTGCCATCTGTCATACCTTTTATCAAATATGGATTAGTTGCAGGTGACGTGAAATACTGTATTAAAAGAATCCCTAAAGCCAACAGAAATACAAAAATAATGATAATTAATATTATAAATGCAAATTTGGCAACAATCGTATTAGACTGCAAAAACTGCGTCGATGCACCAACTCCCGCCTGCGCTTGCTGAGAAAAACCATTAACTGATTCGTTTATATTTGTTTTTAAAGAATTTATTGAATTGCCTAGATTTTGCCCAGCGTTTTTAACTGCTTCTGGCAATGCTAAACTTGGCATAGTATTTGTAGTCGGTTGTACATTCATTTAATAATATATATTTATGGGGTATATATTATTAGTATAAAACATATTCAGCGTGTGTCTAAAAAAGTACTAATTTGGAATTCTCAACATTATTCTTTAATACTGTCAAGTTTATTCCATATGCACCTAAAGAGCCTAATATAGAACTAGTACCATTTCCCTCCATATATGTATTCCAGGCTGTTTGGGGGTCAACGGGTCCTTGGTCCCATCGCTTGAATTTTGTAACATATGCGTCATATGTTTGGCCAGCAGGGTTTTGAGCAGGAGCAGATGTAACAGGTGGCGGGTTACCTATATAAACGGGTGTTCCAGCTGAGGATGCATCCTTCGATGGCGTTGAAGGTCTATTATTATTAGCATCAATAAATTTGTGAGACGTTAATAACTTTCCATCTAAATAAATATCGGCAAATTCATTATCCATGCTTACAATAACATGTGCCCATTTCTGTAAGGGAAAGCTATTTGTAACCGTAATAGGGTCAGACCATTTTCCACCGGCGCTGGGTCCCATGAAAACCTGAACTTTAAGAGCAGGGGTTTTATCAAGGTAGACATTTAAATTTCTATCGCGGAAGAAAATAGTATGGGGAACGGAAGGGTCCCATGAATTTATAAATATCCATGTTCCATATGCATATCGGGTAGAAGACGGACTATTTATACTAGTTACGGCAGGAACGGGTGTATTTAAACTGGCAGAGGGATTAAGAGTATTTGATAAATTAGAGAAGTATGAGTATAAAATATATATTAAAATTACAATGACAATTCCTAAACCAATTACAACAGTATTCATCTATAAAGTAGGCATATAAAATATATTTATGTTTGAAAAGTTGGCGGGTTTTTATTCATTAACAAATTATAGTTATTTACTATTTGTGTTTTAGATAATGGGTTAATATAATATCGCACATTGCATATCGCGCCAGATAATCCTGTCTTACTTCCAATTTCAATATTGTCTGTTGCTAAATAAATTGGAATGTTATTAGATAACTGAAAAGTTCTCTCTAGGTTGCCATTTATAAATAAATCGACCTTGTCCGAATAATAATTAAAAACTATATTATTCCATTTTTGGCTAGGCATAGTTAATTCATATGATTTTTCGCCCTTTTTATCGTTTGTAAAATAAATTATGTATTTATCTTTTGATTTATCTACTTCTGTATTATTAAAGTACGAAATTTTTGGCTTTCCATTCCCATAATTAAATATTTGGGTTTCTTCTGAATAAGACTTATTATTTGGTGGCTGTATATTCAAATAGGTCCACATAGAAATTGCATAACTCCTTCTATATTGAAAAATAGTAGATGGAACAACACTATTTGGAGGCCAAGGTCCAAGCATTCTTAATTGATAACTATTGCCAATCACTTGACGGCTATCTAAGAAAGCACCACCTTCTAATAAAACAATAACATCGCTTGTATTATTTGCCCGGTTTATTAAGTCTGGTAAATAAATATATAACAAAATAAGTATAATTTCCGCGATAAATAACATATAAACTGGTCGAGCCGTCATCTTAAATTCATTCAAAATATAGTTTGAAAAGTCTATTATCAAACATGGTATGTAAAAAATTAAATAGATTAAAAAACCGGCAATGCCTTCAACTGATTTTAAATAATTACTGAATATATAGAAAAATATAGCTAGACCGACTAATGCTATAAGTGCCATTATTCCATTTAAAAAATAAGACGTGACTGCTAATGTTGCAGAATTCATCGATGAATATGCATAAAATAGCGCTGTCATTATAGTAAACACCACGCCAAGTAATAGCATTGTGCTAGTGGCACTACGTTGTGTAGTTGAAAATGGGAAAATAAATCCGAATAATATGACAAATGGAATAATAATCGTAAACATGTAAACGTATGCCTTTGTTGTTAGAGCCGCTGGGTCAGTTGACGCAATATATAATACAACTCCTATCATGAAAATAAATCCGTATAATCCCGCATAACGAAGCAATGTGCTTCGCATCTCTTCGCTTGAGCGTATGTCTTGGGTTATATTTCTGAAAAAATCGACTGCTATGTTGTTAAGCCATTTAAAAAAATCGACTATTGCGTACATAAACATGTAAGGTAATGATGTTATTGATACAGATGATAATCCAGAAATGCTTTGCCTTGCTTGCCATAATCTCGAACCCAAAAACATTAATCCAAAAAATGAGGTTATTACAATAAATGATATTTTATAGGCTTCATTAGATTCAAAAGCATCGACAACATTTGAAAAACTTGTGTTTGTGGGGTCAAGGTCCTTAAAATTCACTTTTTTATCCATTACGATTGCAGCGAGTAATATTATTACAAATACTAGAAAAAGTGATATTAGTGAAGAAAATGAATACACTACACTGGATGATGTAAAAATATACATAAATGAATAGAATATAACCATTAATAAAATAGGTGATGTTGCAATCAATATTGGCAATAAATACTTCATTACTTCTTCGCTGCCCTGCAGTGCGCCAAAACGACTACCACGAATGGAAATGCCCATGATATATTGTCTAATATATAGCTAGACAATATATTCACTAAAATGGGTTGCCCTATAAGTTCTCCATCGTAGTTTTTTTCCCGTGACAATCGCGACAGAGCGCGACTAAATTATCTATGTGGTTACTGCCACCATATTCAAGTCGTTTAATATGGTCTACTTCAAACCATGCGGTTAGTTGGTCTTGGCAGTCGCCGCATTTCCAACTTTGTCTAGATGCGACAAACTTTTTTTTGGTTTCGCTTACAGAGCGTTTAGTTGCTTTTTGGCCAGAAGTTGCCATACGCTGTGTAGCGATTGCTTGACTTCGGTTTTCCTGTGCGCGACTCATATCTAATATTGGATAATTTCCGCCATCAATACTATTATACTGGTCATTATTAAAACTATGTTTTGATGTAAAATCCAAAATGGGCGAAATAATACTCGATGTACCCTTATCGATTGGTAAATATTTTATATAATCATTTGTGGTTGATACTATGTCGTGAGCGCGCATAGGATTTCGTTTTAATAAAACATATATCATTAGCGCCCCAAAAGCAATCCCCGCCATTTGATAATATTTTTTGCCAGACTGTAGCATTTTTAAATATTTACCATCTGTATAAATGTTTGCCATTAAAAATGCTGCAATAATAAATATAAGTATTTCAATGCGCATATGTCCTCCTATAATATGGTTAGAATATTATAAGGTCACCGATAGTTAAAATAAATCAATATTAATAGGGCAAAAATAATGGTTGCATAAATATAATGTTTACGCATTTTGATTTTCTCAGATAAATAGACTGGTTTTGGCTTATATTCGTCGCGATATTTTTCTAAAGCTGTAGGGAGTGATATTTCTTCTTTTCCTAGTAAGACGTTGTATTTATTATGGATAAAGTGTGTCCATCTAACAAATGAGTCGCGATTATCTAAATACGGGGTTACGGGATATTTATCTAATAGTTCACTAAATTTGTTCCCCATTTCAGGAACTGGAATAAAAAGGGGGATGTTCTGTATAAAATCGTAGTATTTGCGTTTTGTAATATTATTTGGGGTCATTGGGTAAGATTCTGCAACCGTATGTATAAAAAACCAATAATGTGGCCCCCAGACAGAAGGGTCAAAATGCATTGTAGATTTATAAATATATAAAGATATCTGATTATATTTGTACAGGTAAATCGAATAGAATATGATGACTGACCAATATTGTAATAATTGTGGCAAACAAGGCCATTTATATCATCAATGCAAAATACCGATTACTAGTGTTGGTCTTATTACATTTCGAATAAATAACAACGCTGTACAATATTTGATGATATGTCGTAAGGATACTTTAGGATATATTGATTTTATGCGCGGCAAATACTCTGTCTATAACAAGAATTACATAATTAATATGATAAAACAAATGACAAATGAGGAAAAGGTGGCTTTAAAAACAAAATCGTTTGATGAGCTATGGATGGGGATTTGGGGAACAAAATCGATATCTACACAGTATAGAGCCGAAGAAGTAATTTCCAGTGAAAAATTCAATCAATTACGCCAGGGTATATTATTAAAAAATGAACTTTATACTCTTGATACAATGATAGATGAAAGTGATGTATATGAGCAATGGGATGAACCTGAATGGGGCTTTCCTAAGGGGCGTCGTAACTTCCAAGAAAAGGATTTTGATTGTGCATTACGTGAATTTAATGAGGAAACTGGATATGCTATACGAAATATAAGCACAATAGAAAACATATATCCGTTTGAAGAGATTTTTACTGGCTCGAATTATAAATCTTATAAACATAAATACTATTTGGCATATATGCAGAATGAAGATACTAAGGTCATGGATAATTATGAGCGGTCTGAGGTTAGTAAAATGCAATGGAAAACTTATGAAGATTGCATCAAGTCAATAAGGCCCTATAATTTAGAAAAAATCAGGTTATTAACAAATATTCATAATATGGTAAAGACGTTACGCATGTTTTCATTGTAGTTCACAGTTCCTTAGCAAAATGAAATATATGCATAAAAAAATATACATATATTCTAAGTATTAAGTTATATATTTATGTCTTCTGGTACCAAAAAAAAGATAGATAAGCCAAAAAATCTATCAAAAAAAAAGAGTCCTAAAAGTGATTTGGAAAAAGCAGTAGAAAATGAAATAAATGAATTGGCGGAATTTCACCCAGAGGTTGTAAAACGCGATAACCAGATTTTAAAGGCGCTATTGAGACCTGGACCAGAGCCTGAGCCTGAGCCTGAGGCCGAGCCTGAGCCTATTGCTGAGCCTATTGCTGAGCCTATTGCTGAGCCTATTGCTGAGCATATTCCTGAACCAAAATATACATTAAAAATAAAACCCAGAGAGGCCAGAGGCACCCGAAAATTAAAAATAAAAGATGTTAATTCAGTAGTCGAGCCCGTTGCAGTTGATGTACTAAACGCACTTAATATTTATGGCGTTGAGCTGCGATTTGAAAAAATCGCCAATAAAGAAAAAATGGAATTAATAACAGATAATGGAAGTGATGAAAGTCAATATAAACCAAAAATATTAGAGTACTTTGTTCCTAAGAAAGTTGCCCTTAGTAAATTAGATGATATTATTAAAAATACTCTTCGCACTACTGCGCTGGGTAGGTTTAATGGTGATAAAATATTGACTATTATTACATTTGAACCTAGTCCTGTTTCTGTTCCTAGTCCTGTTCCTAGTCCTGAACCTGAATTGGATGAATCGGATTTTGTTCAACATCCAGGACCAGCACCTGAACAAGAACCAGTTATAGAACCAGTCAAAGACTTAGTCGAAGAAGAGGCAAAAGATGATAGTCCTATTATACCAACATTACTACCAAATAATTATAAAACGGTAAGCCAACAAGAGATTGAACTACAAAAGAAAATCGGAATGGCACCTGGCGATGTCGAATCTAAAGAATATAATACTTTTTTATCTAATAAAGAGAAAATAGAACATAGCATAGTCGACAACCCAGACTTTGATTTTTTATATCCAGAATTAAATGACCCGAATTTTAATATTAAAATCGCAAAACGTAAGGAATTCAGCGACACTAAATACCTATTAAATACGGAAATATCAATTGAAGAGCAGGCAGATAAAATGTGTATGGCGGATTTTGAGCTATTGCCTCATCAGCTATTCGTCAAGAATTTTTTATCTTTCCAAACACCATATAACGCGCTGTTATTATACCATATGCTGGGAACAGGCAAAACGTGTACTGCAATTGGCGTAGCAGAAGAAATGCGAAGTTATATGAAACAAATTGGATTAGTTCAAAAGAATCATAAAATATTAATAATTGCATCTCCCAACGTACAGAATAACTTTCGTTTACAGTTATTTGATGAACGTAAATTAAAAAAGGAGAATGGAATATGGAATTTAAATACTTGCGTAGGAAATTCGTTATTAGCAGAAATTAATCCTTCATCCATGAGTTCAATGACACGAAGCCAAATTATAAATCAGATTACTGTTCTCATAAAAACATATTATGAATTTATTGGGTACGATAAATTGGCGAATATCATACGCGCCGAAACAAAGGTTGCAGAAGATGAAGATGCCCCCAAATACGCTACAAAAGAAATGCAGCAATTAGAAATACAAAAAATACGCAAGTTTTTTAATAATAGGCTTATTATCATAGACGAGGTTCATAATATTAGTTTGGCACAAGATAATAAACAGGCAAAGAAGGTTGGAAGTTTATTGATGCGCATTGTAAGATATGCTGAAAATATACGGCTTCTTTTATTATCTGCGACACCAGTTTATAATAGTTATAAAGAAATCATTTGGCTCACTAATTTATTAAATGCGGTTGATAAACGCAGCGCAATTAAAACAGAGGATGTTTTTGATAAGAATGGAAAATTCATAGAAGCCGCTTCCGGGTCTACAAAAGAAAGCGGTAGGGAATTATTAAAACGTAAATTGACTGGCTATGTGTCGTATATTCGCGGTGAAAACCCATATACTTTCCCTTATCGTATTTATCCTGATACATTTGCACCAGAAAGCACATTTTTACCATGGACACCTGATAATCTTACGGCAAAGGAGGAGGATAGATATCCAAAATTACAGATGAATTTGAAACCAATTGAAACGCCATTACAACAACTTCGGTCATCGGTATTTTTAACACCAATAGGTACGTACCAAGAGCGTGCTTATAAATTTATTATGGATAACCTACGTCAAAAATCATTCAATACATTTGATGCGCAGGGCGAGGAGCGAGATATGCCTAATTTTGAGAACATGGAGTCTTTTGGTTATACCCATTTACAAGAGCCATTAGAGGCACTTGGTATTATTTTTCCTAATCCAGATTTTAAAGATGACGCGATACAAACCGCTAGCAGTGCTAGCAGTGCTAGCAGTGCTAGCAGTGAATCGACGGAATCAAGTGTATCTGGCCAAGACAATTCGGCCATTATTAAAAACATGGTCGGCAAAACTGGTCTGTCGAATACGATGACATATACGACAATTCGCGACACCTATGAATTACGTAATAATTTTGAATATAAACCAGAAATATTAGCAAAATATGGCAGATTTTTAAGTCCTGAAAATATTGGTAAATATAGTGGTAAAATCAGTAAAATATGCGAGGTTATTAAAAATTCCACGGGTATTGTTATTGTTTATTCACAATATATTGATGGGGGCGTAGTACCCTTAGCACTCGCACTTGAAGAAATGGGTTTTGCTCGTTATGGTTCTGCCTCATATACTACCTCTCTTTTAAAAACACCCCAAACACCTATCGATTCGCTCACTATGAAAAAGCGTGATGAATTTGATAAGGAAAAGATGGCAGACTTTAAACAAGCAAAATATGTAATGATTACAGGCGACAAAACATTCTCTCCGAATAACTTGGCCGATATCAAATATGCCACCAATGATGATAATAAATATGGCGAAAAAGTAAAAGTTATTCTTATTAGTCAAGCCGCTGCCGAGGGACTTGATTTTAAGAATATTCGCCAAGTGCATATTTTATCGCCATGGTATAATTTAAATCGCTTAGAACAAATTATTGGGCGTGGTGTGCGCAACTTAAGTCACTGCGGTCTCCCGTTTAAAGAACGCAATGTTGAGATTTATCTACATGCCACATTACCAAAAAATGGCGAAGAGCCAGCGGATTTATATCTTTATCGCTACGCGGAAAAGAAGGCAGTTCTAATTGGCGAGGTTACTCGTTTAATGAAAGAAGTTGCCGTCGATTGTATTTTAAATATTGGCCAAACAAAACTAACCGTAGATGATTTATTGGCCAACGCTCAAAATAAAAATATTAAATTGACACTTTCTAGTAAAAAAGAGGTTGAGTTTAAAATTGGCGATAAACCATTCTCAGGAATATGTGATTATATGGATAATTGTAATTTTGTATGTTCTCCAAATCAAGAAATTAGTGATGCTGATTTGGTAAAATCCACATATAGTTTGAACTATGCAAAAACAAATTATGCGGCCATTGTAAAACGAGTTCGTCAATTATTCCGCGAAAGTTTTTTCTATAAACGAGAACATTTATTTAATGCTATCCGAATAAACCGCGAATATCCAGATGAACATATCTATTATGCTCTTTCGCGTTTTGTTAATAATAAAAGTGAGGCATTAATAGATAGATATGGGAGAACCGGGTATCTATTAAACAATGGCGAATATTATTTATTCCAACCCACAGAAATCACCGACGAACATTCTTCAATTTTTGACCGTTCCGTTCCGATTGAATATAAAAATCTTTTATTAAGAATGGAATTACCCACACAAAAGGATAAACCAGATGACTTGGAAAATCTTGCGCCTGCCGTAAAAGAAATTGGCGATGTTGTAGAGTTCCACGATGATTATAATAAGATTTTACATCAAATTCGAGAACATATTGAAATTATGGAAATAGAAAGAGTAAATGGAGAACCTATGGACAGTGGTGAATTAGACTGGTATAAACATTTGGGTAGAATTCATAGAATATTAGTTGAAGTCCATAATTTACCCGAAGAAACGATTAAAAAATACTTAGTATATCACTTTTTGGATACCCTGTCATTTGAACAGCGAATGGTTCTCATAAAAAATATGCCATCTGACGAAACAAAAGTCGATGATATCGAAGATTATATTCGGAAATACTTTGATGAAAAGACATTTGTTTATAATAGATTAGTAGGGGTATTAATTTCAAATAATAATAAATTAGAACTTTATATTAAATTACCAGATACAGGTGAATGGAGTATTTCAAAACCAACTGAATATCGTAGTTTCTTACCACTTATCCAACGTAAATTACAAACAACCAAAGATAGAATGAGCCAATTTGTTGGTTTTATGAGCGTCTTCAAAAAGGACGAAATAGTATTTAAAACAAAAGATATGATGGAAACACGTAATAATAGAGGTTCTAAGTGTAGTGGAAATACGAAAAATGACATAATTAAACGTCTTAATAAGGTTCTCGAAAAGGGACCATTTTATATCGAGGGTGATGAAAAAAATCCATATAATAAAGATATTTTAACTAATACTTTAAAGATGGGATTTTGTGTAATATTAGAGATTCTTATGAGGTATTTTGACGATTATGAGAAACAGACGCGGCCGTCTGAAACGCGTAGGGCTTGGTTTTTTGACTTGGAAAAAAGTCTTATTAGCACGGTAGCTGCATTATAATTTTGTTGTTTTATTTTTGGTTGTATTTTTTTATGTATCAGTCTTAGTTTCCTCTTGCTCATACTCAATCAAATACGTCGTATGAGCTGCCCTTCCATATTTGTCGCCACGAAGGCCTGCTTGGGTTCTCTCAAATGCCTGATTTTTTAGGTACCACTTGCCCTTCTCACCGCTCTTGATAATCAGGTTGCAGTTATTTGCGACAGCCAAATCGATGAGTTGACCCAGTGAAAATGAACCTGGAAACCCGTGAGCCTCTACCAAGTTGTCTCCCCAGACATCCTTCTCCGAAAATACCTCAATAGACTTAAAAAGCGGCGCCATGTTGTTGTTTTGGATTGATTTTATCAAATATTTTATGAAATCAATTTTTTATTTCACAAAAATCTATATTCAATAAAAAATCAATATATATCGGTTTTGTTATCATTAGGCATCCTGTTCATAATCTTCGCCGCCGATAAGTGCTCCGCAATCCCATTTTTCAAGCACTTCCAAATTACGGTTACTGATTAATTCTCCGTCTATAATTTCTCCTTCAGAATCCCAACTTCCCTCGAAGTGTGTTCCATTTTTATAATATAACATACCTTCACCCTTTATCCAATACATATTACCAGAAAACCTACCTGCTTTCCCATCAATATCAGTACACGTCCAATCCTCTACATACTGGCTAGCCATATTTTTTTCAATCTGTGAAATAGTAGACTCTTTTTCTATAAGATTCCATTTTGATTCAGTAAGTTGTTTTTTTAAATCCGTAATCTGATTTTCGAGCTGCTTGATTTGTTCCTTTGCTTCTAGCAAATCTGTATCGCGATTCGTGGGCGTTTCAAATACCGTTTCCATGATTGTATTTATTTATAAATTATAAATAACAGACATGTGCATTCAATTTTTTAGTCTTAGTAAAAAATTGATATTTAAAACAATATTACAAAAGGGTGTAAAGATAAATTCTCTTACTATATTAGACATGGCCCAAGAGCAAAAAATCTACGGCGTTTACACAAAATCCCTTTTGACTACGAAACTATCGTTATCAATTCGCGAAGTAGGCAAAAATGTAAAACAGAATTTAGAGCGTATGATATCTAAAAAAATGGAGGGAAAGTGTATTCCAGAGGGGTTTATTAAGCCCGGTACAGTAAAAGTGATGACGTATTCAAGCGGCACAATAAATAATGAAAACATTGAATTCCAAACTATATTTGAGTGTATGATTTGTTATCCCGTGGAAGGAATGCTTGTAGAATGCACTACGAAGACCATTACAAAGGCTGGTATTCACGCTGAGGTTATTGATGATACCGGTACTGTACCAATTACTGTATTTGTTGCAAGAGACCACCATTTTACCGAGAAGAAATTTGGTGAGATTAAGGAAAACGCCAAAATCACGGTGCGTGTAGCAGGTGTAAGATTCGAACTAAATGACCCATATATTTGTGTTATTGGTAAATTGGTCGAGCAGGGTAAGCGCGTCCAAATTGGTGGAGACGTAACATTAGAAAATGAGTTTGAATAGTAATCAACAATGAAAATGATATAAATGTTTTTAATGTAAAACACTTATAATGAATTTTGAGAAGATAGCTGTTATAGAAAACCTTAAAAAAACAATTGAATCTATGAATAAACATCACCAAGTCGAGGTTCTCAAAATACTAACTAAAAATCTCTGTAGGATAAATGAAAATAAAAGTGGGTGTTATATTAATTTATCTTTTTTACCAGAGAAAACCCTCAACGAAATTAAGACATATATTGATTATGTTAATGCCCAGGAGGAATCTTTGGTAACTATGGAATATCAAAAAGAAGAATTTAAAAATGCATTCTTTATTGAAAAAGAGGATAAAGACAATGCAACAGTATTATATAGTTCAATTAATAAATAATGTCTAATATTCCAAAAGTCATTGAAAATCTTTTTTATTTTAATAAAAAAGATAGCGAAAACATTTTACAGGTACTTGGAAAGTATATGTTTAAGAGGGAGCCAGTGCCATGCTCTATTTTGCCAGTATCTGTTCCTGTCACGCCTCCGCAGCCGTTTTATTTTTTGGCGCCATCAATAAGTTCGTTGCCGAGTCATTGCGACGATATTGGTTATATTGCAACTATTGATGAAGAGCAAGAACAAGAACAAGTGCAGGAACAGGAACAAGAACAAGAACAAGAACAAAATGGGGAACAAAAACAAAATGGGGAACAAGAACAGCAAGTCGAAACAATGTTACCAGAGGCACCAGTCATAACAACTGCGCCTGAACAAATTGAATATTTATCCCCAAAACACCAAGACACACTTTTTTGGTGTATTTATATTGCAGTATTTGGATACAATGATTATTTGCAAGTATCACGCAATTATGGCGTAAAGGAACTAGAAGTAAAGCAAACCGTCGGAAATTGGATACAGAAAAACCAAGGGAAAATGAAGGAGGCTAATATAAAAATTACCAAAGTGGCTATTCAAGAAATATTATCCGAGTTATTAACCTCTGTGAAAGAAACTAGCATTATGTCTATGGTAGGAATGATTGTTTATTTTAAGATAAATATTATTTTAGTGGATTCGACCGGCGCACTTATGCTCGAGTTTAAAGCTAATAAGGACAACGATTCATATCCTACGTACGTCTTACAAAAGGATTCATATGGCAAATATAAATTGCGTTCCGATTCACTGGATGTCATGCAAGTCAATGAATTTAAAAAGACTATGGTTTGCCTAGAAAGTTATTTGAAGCCATTGAAGCCGCTCAGTACGTATCATATTGATGATTTGAAGAATATCGCCAGACGCCTAGGTGGTTTTGATGAGAATTATAAATACAAGAAACCCGAGTTGTATGAGGAGTTGAATGAGGCTATGAAGTGGAAATAATGCAATAAGTGTGTAGAAAATTGAATAAAGACATAAAGGGAATTTAATATGTTAAATTACTATATAAGATATTAAATTATGGAAAAAAAGGATGAAGATACTAGTGAATCCGTACCCAAAACCATAAACCAGAAAAAGGCCGACTTTGAAAATATTGTAAAACAGTATTTAGAAAGTAATCCTTATATCAATACTGGTCGAAAAGCAAACGAATTAGAAATTCGTTTTGGTACGAATCATAAATTATCTCGTCCAATTACTAAAATTGATTATGATAATGTGGTAAAACAATTATATGCGTATGGGTTTGTTCCCGAAAACTCAGACGGTACGCAACTATTGCGCATTGCGTGTGAATATATGGACCCTAGAACGGGCATGACTAAGATGTCTAATATTCGCGCGGAAATAGTTGGCTCTGACCTTATTCAAGAGTATTGTCGTACAAATAGTCTTCAGCGTGTAATTGATATGCCATCAACAGTCTTTAATAAACTCAAGTTTACGCAAAAAACAACGGCAATCGATAAGGCCGGGGTTATGATAAAGCGCCTCGACATGGATGATTTTAATTTCCGCGTGTCATTTCAAACTGAGCAAGATTATAATATCCAGTCGAATGTTACGCGAAATATACTATCCAAGTGGACGGATTCTAAGAAGATGTTTCGCTCTATGAATCGTACGCGTTTCCGTCACCCAGAGTTCCCGATTTTCGCTGATTTGAGTATTGTAAAAATGCCTAAGCGAACAAATAAGGTCGCCATACCACATTATACAATCCAGGAATCGGGTGTGTTTAATAATTCAGAACAATACGAGGTCGAACTAGAAATCGATAATATGCGCGTGGGAACTGGCTCGGCATTTAATAGCGCGCCAAAATTAATGGATGCCTTGCGTAAATGCATTCGTATTGTCTTGAGCGGTCTTCAGGGAACTAAATACCCAATTTCATATGTAGAACGCGATACGATTTTACAGTCATACATGCGTGTTGTTAATGGTGAAGCATATGATAAGCCCCGCCGCGTTTATCCGAGTGATTTTATTGGCCCGTCATCTGTGACTCTTCAAATTGAAAATATTCAGCCTATAAAGCCCGAAGTAAATGTAAATAATATTACGAAAAACTATACAGTCACAGATAAGGCTGATGGTGAACGTAAATTGTTATATATTACGGACAATGGGAAAATCTATATGATTGATACGAACATGAATGTCATATTTACTGGCGTAAAAACCATTGAAAAGACGATTTATAATAGTATTTTGGATGGTGAGCATATCAAATACGATAAAAATGATAACTTTATCAATTTATATGCTGCCTTTGATGTTTATTTTATAAACAATAAATCGGTTCGCGATTTAGCGTTTTTGAAGACACATAGCGCCGACGACGAGCAGCCGGAAATCAAGTTCCGTCTCAGCCTTTTACAGAAGTTGATTTCATTAATCAAACCGATTTCAATTATGGATTTTATTAGTAAAGAGTCAAAGGAGGTTTCTGATGCAGCAGCAAAAAAATCCACTGATTTCGTGATTCGCTGTAAGAATTTCTATTATGATACGGACCGTATAAGCATTTTCGATTGCTGCTCAAAAATACTCACAAATATGAAGGACGGGCTATTTGAATATAATACTGATGGTCTCATTTTCACGCCTTCAGATATGGCCGTTGGCGGAATGACGGTTGGTGGCCCACCTAGTAAGATGGGTAAAGCTGCATGGGATAAATCATTCAAATGGAAGCCACCGGAGTTTAACACGATTGATTTCTTAGTATCGACAAAAAAAGACAAGACTGGCAGGGATGAGGTGCATCATATTTTCCAAGAAGGGCGTAATTTACAGGGAGTTCAGGATATTTTGCAATATAAAACGCTGGTATTACGATGTGGGTTTGATGAGAGAAAACATGGGTTTATAAATCCATTCCAGGATGTATTAGATGATAAATTACCTAGTCCAGATGACTTGGATAATGAGGATACATATAAACCTGTTCCATTTCAGCCTACAGAGCCATTCGACCCTAATGCGTGTTACTGTAATATAATGTTAAAGGAGAGTGGTTCGAGCCTATTTATGATGACCGAAGATGAGGAAATGTTCGAAGAAGATATGATTGTGGAATTTAAGTATGTCAAAGAGAATGAGATTGGATGGCGATGGGTGCCTCTCCGAGTCCGCTATGATAAGACATCAGAATTACGCGCAGGCCAGAAAAACTATGGAAACCCTTACCATGTTGCCAATAATAATTGGCACTCTATACATAACCCGATTACGGATGAGATGATTAGTACAGGAGAGGGAATTCCAGAGGTATTAGCAAATGACGATGTCTATTATAACCGCTTAAGCAATGAGTCGAATACACGCGCCCTCCGTAATTTCCATAACCTCTTTGTTAAAAAGAAGCTTATTATGTCTGTATCGCACCGCGGCGATACGCTTATTGATTATGCTGTTGGAAAGGCTGGAGATTTATCAAAATGGATAGATGCAAAATTGTCGTTTGTATTTGGTGTAGATATTTCAAAAGATAATATTGAAAACCAAAAGGATGGTGCCTGCACGCGCTTCTTAAAAGAGCGCAGAAAATACGGCGATAATATGCCCTATGGACTATTTGTAAATGGAAATAGTGGTCTTAATATTCGCAGTGGCAAGGCTTTATATACTGAGAAGGAGCGACAAATTACCAATGCGGTATTTGGTAAAGGCGCAAAGGATGCGACGGTATTAGGTAAGGGCGTTTACCGTCAATATGGTGTCGCTGAACAGGGTTTCAACGTGAGTTCTTGCCAGTTTGCAGTCCATTACTTCTTTGAGAATAAAACGTCATTCCATGAATTCTTACGTAACGTTGCTGAGTGTACCAAAATAAATGGATATTTCATTGGCACATGTTACGATGGCAAGACCGTATTTGAGTTGCTACGTAAATATAAAAAGGAGGAGAGCATGACCATATTTAAAAATGAGAGTAAGATTTTTGAGTTGACTAAGATGTATGACCAGACAGGGTTTCCAGATGATGAAATGAGTTTAGGTTATGCGATTAATGTTTATCAAGAAAGTATTAACCAGTCATTCCGTGAGTACTTGGTAAATTTCGATTATTTGGTACGCGTTATGGAGGACTATGGTTTTATCCTTGCGAAAAAGGAGGAAGTAAGGGGTATGGATTTACCCGATTCAAGTGGCCTTTTCAGAGAATTATATTCTAATATGGAGATTGAAGTAAAGCGCAATAAACAGAGTGAAACAAATTATAGACAGGCCTTGGAAATGTCGAGTGAGGAGAAGCAAATCTCATTCTTGAATCGTTATTTCATATTCCGTAAGGTCTTACAGGTCGATGTTAAGAAGATGACCGAGGTTATTTTAAAACAAAGTGAATTTATTGAGCGTAATGGCGAAGAAAATATTGCGGAACTTGAGAAGACGGTAGCAGTACAGCAAGAAAAAGCAGAGCCTGTTGTTATTGAGAAGGTAAAGGGTCCTAAGTTAGTCATTAAGAAGAAGGTAGTAGCACAAAAGCCTGAATCAGAAAAAGCAGTAGCGGAAGAAGAACCTACTAAGGTAGCCGCTCCGCCAATGAAACTAAAGATTCGTGTTCCTACGGCCCCAAAACCTTAATATGTAAAAATACAAATCAATATAAACATATTTTTTTATATTGACTATCGACCCAAAGATGTCCTATTATTTATTACCAAGAACATCTATTATTATACATAAATATATTGACTGCATAGAAAAAGAAGACGTTCCAAAACCAGTAATATCAAATTCGCTTTCTAGTTATTTATATGATACCAAACAATTATTAGATGAACGTGAAAAAGACTGGGATATCTTTAAAAAGTACACTAATCCATATGAGTATATACATTCTTCTGTGCCATTTAAAAAGAAGTGTATTTCAAAATATAAGCCGCTTTCTAGGTCATATTTCAAAATGATTGAAATCGTAAATACGTTTAATCTGACGTTTGATTCAAAACCCATCAAGACATTCCATTTAGCAGAAGGACCGGGTGGATTTATAGAGGCCATGGTCGGACTACGTAAATTCTACCATGATATTTATATTGGCATGACAATCCAAGATGAAAATAATGACCCAAATATCCCCGGATGGAAAAAAAGTGATACTTTTTTGCGGCAAAATAAAAACGTATATATCGAGTCTGGTGCGGATAATACCGGAAATATTTTATCCCTAGAGAATTTCGTATATTGCAAAGAGAAATATGCATCATCTATGGAGCTAATTACGGCGGACGGGGGATTTGATTTCTCAATTGATTTTAATAACCAAGAAATACATATTTCCAAGCTATTATTTGCGCAGATTGCATTTGCAATATGTATGCAGAAGCGCGGCGGGTCGTTTATTTTAAAAATGTTTGATTGTTTTATGCAGCATAGTATTGATATATTATATATATTATCATCGTTTTATGATAAGGTCTATGTAATGAAACCAAATACTAGCCGCTACGCGAATTCAGAGAAATATATCGTATGCAAGGGGTTTATGTTTTCATCATGCGACCATTTCTATCCATTTATTCATCGTGCGTTTGAAAAAATGACGACTTCATCTATTCAAACAAATGATTTATATATTCATCGATTTATTAGTACGCCCATACCATACTGTTTTTTGATAAAGTTGGAGGAATATAATGCGATTTTGGGGCAACAACAGATTGAGAATATCCATTATACAATATCATTGATTGAGAACAAACATAAGCAGGAAAAAATAGACAATCTCATTAAACTAAATATACAAAAATGCATACAATGGTGCACAAAACATAATGTTCCATATCAGCCTATTATTTCAGCTACAAATGTTTTTATAAGTACGTCGTTTGAATCAAACTTGAATAGTTTTGGCGACGAATATGATATATTTGCGAATTAACTATGATTAGAACGTTAACCTCGTATCGAACTATCAGAACAGTTACGTTGTTCGCCAGTCGCCGTAAATTTTGGATAACGTGGTAAAGGAAATCCCACCTTATCTTTCTTAGTATATGTTTGGGATTTTGAGCCATACGCTAGTGCATCAGCTACTGCATTTCCATAAGCATCGCGGACACTACCAGCCGCGCCTTGTATAGCATTATATTTCGCACGTAGTGTAACCTCGGCAGATGAGACACCGCCCTGGCTAGCAAAATTAGGATTACTCGGCTTATAATAAATCTGTACATAAGAAGGATTTAATGTGGGAGTCGTACTAGATAAAAATGTCTGTGATTGAGAACCTGTGCCAGTTTGGTTAGTTGGGTAACTACCTGTAGCAAAACCAATAGCATTCTTAAACTGATTATTTTGAATAATAAATTGAGGCACAGTGCTCGACACTGGGTTTGTCCAAGTAGCACCAAATGGCTTATCATAAGTGCTTATTGGGTATACTGTTGTGCTAGCGGGATAAACCTGTAACTCAACCTTGTTATCTATATCGTTGTAGGAAATGGCTAACAAAAATACCGAAATATTGCTCGCCTTAGATACGAAATAATGATTATTAGCAGCCATGGTTTTCTGTAACACAGCATTTACATCTTCAATACGGTAATTTCCGGCAGGTATCGTAACATTGTGGCTAGTTGCATCTATCCATTTATATTGGAAACTTACAGGTCCACTAAAAATCTGTCCTGGACAATGACTGATTCCATTAGGGCTATAAACATTGGCACTGGCCAAGCTAGTGCCAGGCTTGGCAGTAGAACTACCCTGGCGAATATAATTATATTGGTTTTGTTGAAATGACCTATTACGACTTACCAAATATTGGTTAGTAGACGTACAGTAGGTATCGTTGTTTTTCGAAATATCAAATTGGCGTTTAATCATGCCGCTACTGCGGACACGACGTCTTGCGTTCTCAGAATCTGAAAGAAATTTAAGGCATGTGCCTGGGCGCTCACATGTATTTTTGGGAAAAGTATCATCCAACGTATTGACTAAACCATTTTGGACCGTAGATGAAGAATTCACGATGGAGCCATTCGGTCTATCAAATTCATCAATGCGCGCTGAAGTTCTCACATTACATGCACCAGTAGCCGTTGACGCAATTTCGCGACGATATATTTTTAAGGGCAAGGCACGAAATAAAGCATTTGTTTTTATTGTTAGTGACGAATTTACTTTACCATTTGGGCGTATAGAAGATGTAATTTGTTTTAATGTTTTACCCTTCCAAGATATTAATGGATATGGGAATGTTCCCAATTGCGGGGTAGGATTCATCAATTCATACATTATATTATATAATTTATGAATATATTATTATATTGTAAAAACAGTAATAAACATATTGAACCAAATAAGTATAGGATTGATTATGATTATAACATTAGATTTACAAAGATTCATACTATCAAATTTATTCTTCTTAGATATGAAACGGAACATAATAATGGACGGCAATTTTACCAAACTCGTATATTCTAATGATTGTTTTACTATGAATGGACTTTATATTTTGTTCCCAATTGAATATACAGGGGTTGAAAAAATAATGAATAAAAGCCAAGTTAAATTTAATCCATATTCGTCATATAATTTACCAATTGTTCAGGATTTTTCTAGACTAGAATTAAAATTGCTAGAATATTATAAACAGTCGCGGCAATGTAATCGAAAGATTTCGAATCTATTATCTAAACAGATGTATGTGGGTTTTATGAAGACACATAAGGATAATTATGACACGTCTCCTGAAAATAAAAAAAACGTGCAATATGTAATAAAAATATCGGGAGTTTGGGAAACACGCGATGAGGTAGGTCTCACATATAAATTATATCAAGTTAATGAGGTTTGCCCCTAATAACACAACTTGAATATTGTGCCAACTTGTTCTGAAAATATGTCATAAAAGATACGGCTGTCAGTTTTCTTTGTTGTTCACATTGCAGTGTTTGAAATGTTTTTTCGTCTACGATATAGATATCGTGGAAATCGTTTATTTTGCTTGGAAAACTCTCCCTGTTTTGTTCGACAAACTCTTCGATAGTCAACGCACTGCTATTTGGCATAGACGTTATCTTCCCCGATTTATCTGCAACGAATATATCATATATGAATTCGTACATATTTGGTGGTATATCGTCGACAATGCCAGTGGTAGTAGGGTTTAAGTACATTTCTTTGTAAATCTCGGCCCTTATTTTCATATAAATGTCCGAGGTTTTGTCGTTGGGCGAGAAAGCAAAATTCAGATGCGGAACCCTTAATCTGTACGCACGAAACTTATATTTTCGCCGGTCAAATGCAATATTGAATGGCGTAATCGATTTGCTAGAAAATATGTCCGCATATTCGATGTTGGAATCCATTTTCAACGGTTTTCAATACTTTTTGGTCTTAGTTTATTTGTGGATATTTGGAATGTCAAAGGTTCAATTTTTTATGCACATCATAAAAAATTGAATAACTGAATAGGTTTGTATATTAATAACAAAGAACCCAATAAAATGAATAGATTCTCCAAGAAGCCCATCAACGTGCCTGTGGCCATTACGCCCGAAAACTTTCCCGAATTGGCACCAACATTATGTCTTGCGGCACCGGAATGGAAATATAAGGAGGTAATTATTAAGAGTAACGCAAAGTTTTATCCTAATGGTGATATTTTTGAAGGCGATTATAATGAGGAAACTGGACGACCTTTGTATGGTAAAATTACGTTTGTTAACGGCAACGTTTATAAGGGCCCAATTCATTATTCTTGGCCAAAAGATTGCGACGACGACGACGAATCTGGCGACGATGATGATTGGTCGTCTGAAAATTATGAGGAGTTTGTTGAATATGATAATCGAGGCGTTTTATTTTATCCTGACGGAAAGAGGTTTATAGGGGTATTTTGCTTTGGCCAAGAATGGTAAAAAAGAATGGACTTCAAAGTTTCATCATTCTCTCAGCCGTTTTCGCAATATGACTATATTTTTTTGTTCCCTTTATAGTCATATATTCACGTGCCCTTATATATGCTGCATAAACACCCTTCTTATTTCGTTTACAAGTTCCTCGTCTGCAAATTGGGAACGATTTATTTGGACCCAGGAAACATTTTTTACCACAATTTTTCATCATTAATGTTCTCTCATGTGTTCCTGGGCTTAGTTTTGCCCAACCACGAAGTTTTCTTGTGCTCATGAACCGTTTTTTATGGGTTCTGTTTTTTTTTCTGCCACCAGTAATTGGTTTTGTAACCAATGGCTGAGTTAACATAGTTGCTAAATTCATTGTCATTTACATATCTTGATAAAAAATAAGTGTGGTTTTTGATTTGTGTTCTCTGTTCCAAAAAATTCATAAAAAATTGAATAACTTTTGGACAAGTTGTTTTTATGTTATCAAACACCAAATCAGAGAGTATTCTCGACAACAACCATGTCCCGTCGTCCTACCATGAACAAGAAGCAGCCCGAGCATAAGCTTTTCTGCAAGCTGTGCCTGGACAACGGTCAACCGATGACCATCGTCACATCCCACAATGTGATTGGCCTCAACGGGAAATCCTGCTGCCCGACCAAGGCTGGTCTGGAGTGCAGAAAGTGCGGTCGCAATGGGCATTTCGCCAAGTACTGCACGGCGTCAATGCATGTGTCCGATGCAGTCATGAAGAGCATCGAAAAGGCCTCCGAAAAGGCCTCCGAAAAGGCCTCCAAAAAGCCTGCGGAAAAGCCTGCGGAAAAGCCCGTGGTCAAGGGCTTGAGCAAGACAGCAAACCTCTTTGCGGAGCTGGAGGAGAGCTCGGACGAGGAGTCGCCTCGCACTCCAAAGAAGGAGAAGGCGGTCGATGCAGAGTGCCCAGGGGCTCCGTCAAAGACTGAACGGCCTGTCAAGCCCAAGCCTGTCGATTGGGCCGACTGGTCTGACGACGATGAGTAAGCAATATATTCAAGAACAAAAAAGGCGTGTCTATTTGTAAACATGTTTTTTTTATTGTTTTGGTGCATTTGTTAACGTGACCAATGCTTGTAAACACTCGCGTATTCTAGCAGGCTCATATTTAAAATAAACATTTTGCACTTCGGCAGGCGTTATTACAGAATCCTTCATCTTTTTAAAATAACCTTCGTATTTTTTTATATCAACCTCATTTCGATATCTATAACTGACCATTTCGCGTATAATATTAACTGTCGCGCGCTTTAATTCTAAAATATAATCAATACGTCCCGGTCTAATAAAAGCCCTATCTAACTTTTGGATGTCCATATTTGTCGTAAAAATATACATCGCATCATGTAATTCTACGATTCCGTCAATAGTGTTGAGAACACATTCCAATGTTAGCTCATCCGAGTTTTGCTTTGTTATACTTTGAAGCATACTTTGAACGGTTTTTAATTGATTGTCATTAGTTTTTTTCATAATGTCCTCAATTGTCTTTGGATTTTCATCATCGCTGCTTTCACTCTCTTCGTCCGAATTTATATTAGTAGTTGTGCTGCACGGAATATCCGTACGTTTTTTTAAGACTTGGTCTTTGTTTGCATCAAAATCCTCAAATATAAAACAAAGCTCTTTTAATTTATATTTATTATTATTAATTGCGGAGCGAAAAATGCCTACAAATTCACTACATGTTTTTATGTGCGACCATCGTACGAGCACTCCATGACGATTGGTGCGATTCAAAATGCCGCGAATCGTACACGATTTACCACACCCCGGTTCTCCATGTAACAAAATTCCTGCCTTAAATGTTACGCCTGCATCTTCATATTCTCGTTCGTACACACTTTGAGCTTGCTCATTGGATGATGTGTTTTTAAACTTATCAATATAATTAATAAACTCTTGTTTGTTCTCAAAAAATATGTTTTTATCTAGGTGTTTATTACTATGGAAATCCGTTTCACGATATGATAGGCGCATTTTATCATCCTCATCCTTTTCTGTTTTCATGAATTCAAATATTTGTTGCTGGGTTTTATTAATTGTCTCGTTCTCAAATTCAGTGACGCAATCGTCTAAAAATTTCTTTAAAATATGATAATTTTCTTTTCCTTCCTTGGATATTTTATATACGTAGTTCTTTGCATTAATATTGGGTTTTTTCTTTTTTTTCTCATCTCCACCGTCGTCAATCTCTTCTTGTTCTACGATGATTTCAAAGAATATACCTTGCTCTTTGCATATTTCTATTTTTTGATTTTGTACCGGCAAGAGAACATAATCTATTACTTCACTATCATAATATACATTTTTATACTCTTTTTTCAATATTTCTACCATCTGCGAAATATTCTCGGGCGCATGCTTTTCTAAATAATAATTTAATCCATGGAATCGATTGCTATAGCTGACATGGACGTTTTCTTTTGCTACGCCAAAACTCTGTTGGGTAAGGTTTCGTTTATGATATGGTATTGTTATAAAACATTCGGTTTTTGAGGATATATTAAATAACAAATTGTTTATCCAATCTTTGACATAATCAGTGCCCAATAATTTATATGCTGCATATCCAAATCCAAATAAAACAATATTAAAAAAATTCATTGACTCGCTATTTAAAAGTTCACCTGTTAGTTTTGAATAGAGTGATACTTGTAATATTTGGAGTGGGTCAATATTCATATCATATTAATGACACAAAGGGTTTATATAATTTTTATATTGAAATTATATAGACTTTCTAGAAGTGAACCATGGCCATGGTGCCGCGTCTGCGAGTTACGACTGGCTTAGGTTGGATAGTAAATGGCAATAATCCATTACGTAAATCATGTACGGAATTGGCGGATATATCAGGGGTAGTGCCCGTTGAAAAAGTATTGATTTTGATAAAACCAGTGGCTTCGTCAATATCATATTGTAAATCAGCGATTGATTGTATTCCCTCCGTTGTATCATTTACAACGCGGTCAAATTCTTTGCGGTTGACTACGCGATATAAACCATCCTTCATTTGGAAAATATTCTTATCCATAATAGGGTAGAATTGGCTGCGGTCGATTTGAAACCCGGCAGAAAGCGCGCGTTTCTGTAACAAGTTGTCTTCATATCCCCATGCCCATAAGTTGGGGAAACCAGATACGGTCTCAAAATCGCCGCCTTTAATAGAAACGATTCCTCCGAGGGAGAACGTATATCCGTAGAAATGCTTCACAACACCAGGCGTAGTTTCATAATTAAAGAAATTCTTTACGATGGGCATTGTATCAACGTCATTGAAAACAAATGTAATATTTTGATAGTCGTTGGGGTATTTTTCTTTAATTGCTAAGAATCCAATGTTCTTTAACGCGCCGCGGTTAAATTCGCGGGTATCGTTTTGATTTGCGTAATAAATCTTGTAGTCGGTGGGTGCAAAATCCTCCATTACAGTTTGCATGTGCTTAGCAAAGAACTGTTGCTGTTGTTCGCGGTCGCGATATGGCACAATAAACACGATTTTGGGGGCAAGCTTTGCAATACGTTCGGCTTCCTCCGCTTGAGCTTTATCTGCGGCGGCCTTAGCTTCGGCTTCGGCTTTAGCCTTAGCTTCGGCTTGTGCTTGTGCTTCCGCCTTAGCCTTAGCTTCCGCTTGTGCTTTCTCCGCTTCCGCCTTGGCTTTGGCTTCGGCTTCCTCCTTAGCCTTAGCTTCAGCAGCAGCCTTATCTGCTTCCGCCTTGGCCTTGGCCTTAGCTTCGGCTTCCGCCTTGGCCTTAGCCGCTTGCGCTTGTGCATCCGCCTTATCCGCTTCCACCTTGGCTTTAGCCGCTTGCGCTTGTGCATCCGCCTTCGCTTTAGCTTCGGCTTCAGCCTTATCCGCTTGCGCTTGTGCTTCCGCCTTGGCCTTATCCGCTTCCGCCTTGGCCTTAGCTTCGGCTTCAGCCTTGGCCTTAGCCGCTTGCGCTTGTGCATCCGCCTTGGCCTTATCCGCTTGTGCTTGTGCATCCGCCTTGGCTTTGGCTTCGGCTTCCGCCTTGGCCTTATCCGCTTGTGCTTGTGCTTCCGCCTTGGCTTTGGCTTCGGCTTCCGCCTTGGCCTTAGCCGCTTGCGCTTGTGCATCCGCCTTAGCCTTAGCTTCGGCTTCAGCCTTATCCGCTTGCGCTTGTGCATCCGCCTTATCCGCTTCCGCCTTAGCCTTTGCGTCTGACTCCGCTTGCGCATTTGCGAGCGCATCAGCTTGTGCCTTGGCATCTGCCTGGGCCTGGGTTTGCGCAGCAGTGTCCGCTAATACTTTTGCTTGTTCTGAATTATCTCCGTCCATGAGAAAATATATAATACTTACATATAAAAAACTAAAATAAAATACCTAAACGCCATTAGTTATACTTTTCTAAAATTGCTCTGGGCAAGAAATTATCACGGTTTGATTCCAATTTCTTAAAACATTTATTTATAGTTACTTCACTAACGCCACAAATTGCTTTAATATCCTGTTTTGAAACACTTATGTTACAATTATACGAAATAAAGTATACGATACCAGCTGCAATCGCATGAGGAATATTATCTGTAATCAAGTTATTCTTTTCAACCTTATTGGCAACAAATTTCGCCAACATAGTAAGTTCTTGATTAAAATTGAGCCGGCTGCAGTATCGTTCAATAAACAGACTCGGCAAGGTCACGCATAGTTCCGCTTGCTTAGATGGTTCCAAATTCCGTTCAATATTATGGAGAATATTCACAGCCATAGAGCATCCATTAGTTGCGCTCGTTTTATCTAGTTTGAAAATCTCGGCAATTTCATGTGCTGTGCGCGGGCAGCCATTAAGTCTACAAGAAATATAAATAGACGCTGATTTAATACCATCGCGATTCATGCCGCGAAACATCTTCTGTTCCGAAATATCTTTATGAATCGCCATAGCATCGTCAATGAAAATGCGCGGAATACCTGCATTCTGTGCCATAATCGTAATAAACTGGAATTCATCATAGAGAGACTTTTCTTTATGGGGCATTGATTGCCATTCTGTCCATTTACGAATCTTTTTCATTTCATAAGACGATTTAGTAGTAGATAGAACCTTACAACCAAAAGACGATTCGACTAAAAGAGGGTTGATTGGATTACCACATCGAGTTGGGTCGTTCGCATTTTTATCGTCTGTATTATAAAACCGCCACTCAGGTGAATAGTCTAAAGTATCCTTATAGATGACGCCACATTGTTTATTTGTGCACGTTGGAAACCCATCTTCCATAATCATCAATAGTGATTGACATAAATTACATATGTCGAGTTCGTTATTAGTATAAACACATTTTATTGGTTCCGAAATTGTTTCTTGTTCCGTGCCTTTCTCAGTGTCACCATTGCAAATAGTGCTTCGGTCAGAATCAAATATATCCCATAATTTAGACTTATCAACAGATGATAATTCAGTCTTCTTCTTTTTTGCAGTTTTATTAACAGGTTTCTGTGAATGTGCGGGTTTAGTATCAATTTGTATCATATCTTGGGATTTTACATTTTCTATAGAATCAGTTTTCTGTGGCTTAACGCGGATAACAAGTTTTTGTCCAATATTCATAGTAGTCTGGTAATGACTATTGACTGTTTTTTGTATTGACAGTTCAATTTTTTTATAGTGATATTATAGATATCACTATAACTAATGAGTTTCATTGCAAAAAAGATAGCCAATTATACTAATGAAAAATGGAAACAAATGTGCATAGATAAAATAGAAATGGACGATTTAAAATGTGATGATTTAGTTGTACAAAGAGCACAAATGGATGTAGCGAAAAAATTTAATCCACCATCTGATGATATAATAAAAGAATGTGCTCAAAAAATAATAAAGGCCATATGTTCAGCCATTCAATCAGATAAAATTAAATCAATTACTAGCGACGTGAAAGATAAATTAATTAAATTTTTGACAGAATTGAAGCCCGATGATAAAAGGTTAATTGCAAAATCTCTATTAGCAGAGCCCGATGATACAAAAAAACCGGAAGATAAAAAGGCAGAAGTAAACAATGTTAATGAAATTACATATACTGATAGTGAACCTGCAATAGAATTAATTAGTCCAGGTTATATTGATGAGTATTCTAAACTTAAAGATGGAGCCACTATGATAAAATATTACACTGAAATATTGTGTAATTGTATTAAAAAAAATCCTGGGATTCTTGATGTATTTATTGGTTCGTTATATAGACGTTTTGAAAAATATATTAGAGATAATAATAAAAATCAAGAAATACTCCTTGAAATTTTAGATCCCATTGCTAAAGAAACACGAAAAATATTTAAATCTAAAACAAGTCCAGAGGGAGAGACGACATCAACTACTGGTGGTAAGTCGCGTGCCAAATCACAAAAAACTAAACTATATAAAAAACTATTGAATCGTGAGAGAACATTAAAGCGCCGGATTTTTTCACACTAAGCTATCTTCTTTTCTATTTGTTCGAACATCTCTGGATTATATACTAAATTGCCCGTTGGCTTATATTGGTTAATGGGCGTATATTGCTTTCCAGCTTTCTGTAAATTATTCTGTTTATCATTGAATAATTTGCTATTTGGGTCATCGGGGTTCTCAGAATCGTCGTCCTTTTTAATAATATTTCCCTTCTCATCGAGAACAATGCCAGTCTTTTTCTTAATTTCATTTCGAATATAAGACGGCACCCAATTATTCCAAGATACAAATAGTGTGTTGGGATGGACATATCGCACATGGAATCCATTTTCCTCTAATTTTACTACTAAATATGCTATACAATCGCCCTGGTCATAAATGGGTTCTCCAAATATGTATTCTGGGACTACAAACCATATATGTTTATCGGCGCGTTTATTTCTCGCACTAGTTGTGATGCGTTTATGTACACGATTTAATAGTTTATTAAAAATTGATAACTGTTTTAAATCGCGCTGCTGGTTTTTTTCATATAATTCGTCAATATTTACTTTTCCACGGGTTTCTTCGTCATCTACAAATAAGAAGCATGACATTGGTTCTCGTAAAATATATACATTGTCCGAAGAAAAAACATAGAAAAATTACACCAATACTATTTATTATTCATAAAAATTATCATAATATGTCAAAATCAGAAACAGATATTTCATATGGAATCATCATAGACCCAACAATACGTTCAGGGGAAAATGTGATTCGACACCTTGTTATATCTGGTGGAGCGATTACAGGGCTAACGTATTATGGTGCACTTCGCGAACTAAATAAAAAGAATTATTGGAAATTAGAGAACATTAAAACCATGTTTGGGACATCAGTTGGGTCGCTTATTGCAGTCGTTATTGCGCTCGGTTATGAGTGGGCGGACGTCGACGATTATTTTATTAAGCGGCCATGGCAAAACGTATTTAAAATTACTACGCTTTCAATGATAGATTCCATTATAAGTAAGATGGGTATTTATAATAGTAAAGTTTATGAGGAAGCACTAGCCCCGCTTCTTGCAGGTAAAGATTTATCCATAGATATTACATTAAAGGAATTTTATGAACTAAATGGCATCGAACTACATATGTATACTACCGAATTAAATACATTTAAGCTGATAGATATGTCTTATAAAACTCACCCTGACTGGCGAGTAGTCGACGCGGTATATTGTTCATGTTCCTTGCCAATTATTTTTATTCCATTTTTACATGAAAAATGCGCATATTGCGATGGCGGAATGTTCTCAAATTATCCTCTTCAGAAGTGTATTGAGAGTGGTGCTGAATTAAAAGAAATACTTGGTATTTATAGAATATATTCCGATGATGGGTTTGAATTAACTAGTGAATCAAATGTTTTTGATTATTTGATGACAATAATGAACCACACTATTGAAAAAATAATATTAATACCAAGAATAGAGCCAGTTACAATTGGTATCGAATGTATTATGCCCGGCACACCTATGTCGCTGTCTAGCATGCATGATATTATTTCTAGTCCGGATGCGCGTAAGCGGGTAATTGATATTGGTGCTAGCTATGATATTGGCGATGAATGCAGCGCTACGCTTAGTCATTCAACATAGTTGTTACAAAGCTATTTAATGACGTCGTGGTGATTTTAGACTCAAAGTCGATTATTTTTTCCTCGCGTAACATCTTAATAGTGGGGTAAGAGTCAATTTTGTACTCATTAATGGCGCGCGTAATATCACTAGTCTCATTAGTACAGTCCATATCCACACATTTTACTAAATAACCATTCACTTGCTTACCATCCATTTGGGACTTGAATGCGTTCCACTCGGGGAGTGCCTTCTTGCAATGAGGGCACCAATCTACATGGAAGAAAAATACAATAACCTCTTTATCACGGCGACTAGCATTGGCAACGTCCTTGAATTTATTTGCGGCTGGTTTCAAATAAAATCTATCATATGCGTAATATCCGACAACCATAAATAAAACTATCATTGTAACAGTTATAATAACAAAATAATAGGGGGCAACGTAGCGCCTTACAACCTCGACAATATTTGCCATTTATATATTATAGAAACAGATTTCATTTATAAAATCTATACTAATTTTTTTATCAGCGTATTATAACTAAACATATTTCAATGGTTCAGCGTAAAACAAAAAAGAACCGGTCCAGGTTCTCGCTACATCACATTTTGAAACATAGTAATAATGATGGGATTGTATATTCAGAAGACGATTATAATAGTAATGATGGGATGCTTACTACGGTATGGGGACCGAGTATGTGGCATTATCTTCATACTATGAGTTTTAATTATCCCGTTCATCCTACCGATGCGGACAAAACTCATTATCGTGATTTCATATTAAATTTAGAGTATGTTCTTCCATGTGGCAAATGCCGAAAAAACCTGCGCAAGAATTTCAAAAAATTACCTTTAGAGATGAAACATATGAAATCTAGGGCAACGTTTTCGCGATATGTTTATGACCTACATGAGGTTATTAATACTATGTTAAAGAAACATCCTGGACTTTCATATGATGATGTTAGAGAACGTTATGAGCACTTTCGTTCTCGGTGCACCAAATCATTAAAACTACGAAATAAAACTATGAAAAAAACTATGAAAAAGAAGCATGTTCATTTTGCTAAGAAAATCGCTGTTTCAGAGGAAAAGGGATGCACTGAACCGCTATATGGTGAGAAGTCAAAATGCATTTTAAAGATTGTTCCACAGGAGAAAAA